CAAAGAAGTTCTCATAAGGTATTCAGTAACTTTCACCGCATTTCCGTGCTCGGAAACATTGATAGTTACCTCAGAAGTGGACAAGCCTTTTGCCTCAAGATTTGCATCCTCAGCAATTTGTCCGCCACCAGTAAGGTTGTTGTATTTTGTAAATACAATTGACTTACCTCTTTGTGCCTGCAAATCCGTTTTTTGTTTTGCGAATTGCATAAATCTCAAGCGTGGTTGCGCTTGAAACATCACCTCTCTCGAATATAAAGCTCTTACAGCTTCGGGGATATTAACAAAGTTACCTGCGTCAATACCCGCTGAGGTTATTATACCAGCCATTTTTTCTAAATTTTAAGTGTTTTGGAATGATTTAGCCAAACCACTAGCCTTACCAAGTAACCCTTCTCTCTGTTTAGCATATTCTTCTACACTCATTTCAGAAACCGCTTTCGCATCTAACCCATTTTCAGAAGGGTTCCCAGAGGGAAGTCCTCCACCTACAAGAGGTGGTACTGTTGGTGGTGTAGCTGGAAAATTTGGAGTCTGCGGAGTAGTAGTAGTCTGCGGATTGGGTACTTCTGGCTTGACTGGCGGAGCAGCGGGAGGTGTAGCTGGCGGAGGATTGTTAGTAACATATTGAGCCCTTATTGCTTTGGACTCTTCAATGCTTCTATCAATTTCTTCGGTACTTTCACCTCGTACTAATTGTGGAATGACAGCATCGCCTAATTCGACTAACTTGTCTTTCCTATACGCTTCAACCTGCTGCTTCTTGAGTAAAGAGAGTGCTTCATAAATCGGTTTAACCGACTCTTTTAAACGCCCATCAAATTCAACGGTGAACGCTTCTTTAAGAAGTGCTCTCATTCCGTCTGGGGTTAGTGATTTTGTTAGTTCTTCTGACACAGTGGTAGGTTTTGGCTGTTCTTGGGTTGGTGCTGTTGGTGGGACAGTAGTTCTTCTAGCATCTTCGGCACTTTTAAAATTACGGAGTTCGGCCACTTCGCCCCGTAAAGATTCAAGTTCTCCTAATTTGTCATACAACTTCTTCTTTTCCACGTTAGACACCTTACCAAGCAATTCTTTGATTACTGGATGGTCTAAATTTACTTTCACGCCATCTACATCTATAGAGTCAGGTAGTTTTTCTTCTTGAGCCATGGGTTCTTCGATTTGTAGTAGTTTGTAACTGCGTTAAGGTAATTTAAGACGACATTAAGCTCCTAAGCTTTTCAGCAGAGCCAGCCTTAGTGGTGTTTCCACCCCAATCTTTTTCACTCACAAGAGCCTGAGCCGGCATTCCTTGATTTACAAAAGTGTCTTTTACTTTTGAACCACGAGTCTTTCCAACATTGTGTAAAGCTTCTGGGTTTCCTTTTTCATTGTCCATAATTTTAAATGGGTTAGTTTTAAGAATCTATTTAGGTACTAATTAAGCACTAATTTAACAAAGTACAAAATTTTTTATTTTTTCACGAACTTATCGAGTTTTCCACGCATATCATCTAGCTCTTGTTTTTCAGCAACTTTGGTAGTAGGCAATTCATCTTCTCCACCTTCTCCACCACCAAATTCCTCACCAAAACCAGAGCTTAATTGCATTATTTCGGATTGCAATTCTCCCTCACTTAATCTCTCCTCACGTATCTCATCTAACAAGTCAGGGATATTATTTTTACCCATCTTTTCCATCCACTCTCTACGACCACCAATACCAAGTTGTATTTCCTGATTAGCCATCTGTATATCGACCATTCTATCTCTAGGGAAAGAGTATCCAAAAACGGGTTCAGAAAAATATTCCTCAACAAATTTAACTGGGAGTTCTGCAACACTGACTGGGTCAAACAACTTTCTTATTTGATAGATGTGGTTGTTTATGGTTGTTATTCCCGTACCGTACATTAACCATTTTAAATTTGCCTGTTGTATCAGTGGTTGGTAGGTAATCTGCAAAGCAGCAGCCGAAGTATTAGAAATTGGTTGCATCTGGCCAAGAGAGTTTTCGGGAACATCCGAAAGTTCGTGCATAGCCTTTTTGATAAGTTCCATAAAGCCAAGTGTAGAAGAAATATCAGCATCCAGACCAAGTGTAAACACATTTGCCTCAGCAGGGAGTCCTGACCATATAGTACCAATACCTCTTTGCAACTGATTTACCGAAGCTCCCGTAATTACCGTAGTTGGAGCCGTATGGTAATCTATCACAGATTTTACCTCAATGGCAATTTCATTATAAATCTTATTCAGTTTCATAATGTCTGTTAAGTCCGATTGCGAATATTTACTATCGGGAGAAGGTCTGTTTTTTATATGCACCACAGGAATGAACCCGTAGGTATTAGCCTCCTTAGTTGCCCCAAATCGGTTTTTTCTATCCGAAACAGGGTATGTTCCAGAGGATTTTTGGAACCACGTTTCAAAATGTTTATCTGAGTATTTAACACATCTTAACAGATAATTTTCCTCATTCTTCTCAAGGGGAAAACGGAACTCCATTTCAGTGAGCTTACCTGTTTTGTCATATTCGGGAAAGCAGTACCTAGAGTCCGCAGTAGTTATTTTAACTTTATTTGACGCAGTTTCCCATTCAGTAGTAACCCAACAATCACCGCAAACAGACCCCATAAGGAGCATTTCATGTAGGGTGTGATAAAGGTTATTTCTTCTCCACTCTTTAAGAAAGAATTTTTCAATGACCCTCTCTTCCTCCTTATCAATTACGTCCGAGTCAAAACGGGAAACTCGAAAAGAGAAACCGTCCTTACCAAGAAGGAAATTTATAACCTTGTCAACAAACGCCTTTGAGTAGTTGAAGGCAAGCATGGTTTCATTGAACTGTCTCCAATGTTCACCACGATAAAAATTCCAATAGAGAAAGTATTTTGATATTCTACTTATATGCCTAGAGTCTGAGGTAATACTTCCCGTAACAAAGGCTCGTAGGTTATTAGTACCCTTTTCATCCCTAAAATTGAAATCTTTTCTGCCTTGGGGTTGTATTGTTCTCATGTTACCAACTATTTACACTTATCATTTCACTAATTGCTGAGGTATTGAATAATGGGTTGTAAACTTCTTCCACTTCGATTTCCTCTTCGATTTCATCATTAGCTGCAAGGCAGAACAGTCCAAGACTGTCGCAATAATCATCCTCATTCCCAACAGATTTTTCAGCAACTAAATAGCTGCCTACATAGTATTTCTCTAGGGCAGTCATTTGAGCTACGAAGTTACTAAATTCTTCTGTCTTTCTCGCAGTTGAGTTTGCGGGTATGGTTATTCTAGCTGCATCTACGTCAGCACGTAATGCAGACCACATATCTGACTTGGACGGCCTACTAAAAGTATAAGGTACAATTTTAACATCCATACCGTAATTGGCCATTAGCCGGTCAACTACTGCAACTCCCACACCTGTATAATCAGCATAGAGTATTTCAATGTTCCATGCGTACAGAAGTTCTCCAATAAAGTAGTGCAGTGTTTCGTAATCCACCCGAGAAAATTCAAACCAAGCGATAACCTCTTTTTTAGGGATATCAAAAAGGGCTTCCTCGTCAGGGGTTAGTACTCTGCCTATGGTTAATACGGTAGAGTTTTTAGACTTGGCAATATCCAGACCCGCAACAATTTTAAAGTCCTCATTTTCGGATAGTTTTTCGAGAATAGTTCTTCTCCTATCCATCATTCGTTGTAACTCCGCATCAGTAATAAACATACCGCTATCCAATGCCCAAATAAGTGCGTAGGAAAGTTTGAAGGTATCACTATGCTCACCCCTTTTTTGAATAGTCTTGGTTATGTTTTTCCTGTAATTGAGGTGGAAAGGGTTTTTATCTACTAGGTACTGCGCCTCCTTAAATTTGATAACTTCCTTGTAATTGAATTGGTAGTGAAATAGCAACCTCTGGTCTTTTACACGCTTATCTAAAATTCGGTTTCGTTGTATTTCTGACCAAAAATCATTTTTAACAATGCCTGTAGTTCCACATTTTACCATTGTACCATTT